GGCCACTGCTCAAGTCAACGTTGAACGTTGGCTTGCGAGGGAACGGGTAAGCGGAGAGGCGGCGGCGGAAAAACTCGATGTGTTTGAGCTTTCCTTTCGCCTCTGGGATCGAGTGTCTTACCCCGTTGACAACTTGGTCGTAATTGGCCACGAAGTCATCGAGTTCGACACGCCGAATCTCAGATACGTACCCGGAATAGAAAGTTGTGTTGTATAACAACGCAGTCTCCATATTCCTGAGGTACGAGCCTACATCGAATACCCAATCGACGACGAAGGAGTAAGGTATTAACTCCCAACCAATGCTTAACGGGCTCATCGACATCCAGCGATCAAGCCGGAACGCCGATGGAGGAATCTGGAGTATTAATCCGATCCTGCAACCTGAAAAGCTGGTCTCCTTTTTGATCCGCATTGCGGGGACATTAGGAGCGCCGTCGATTGTGCTGTAGAACACTGTCGTCGGCACGTTCTCGCGTACCTTAGCTCCAGCAGAAATCCGCTGAAGCTTATTCTGTACAATACGGATACTCTCATTAGCGACCCCAAAAATGTCGTTAAGGAGAGGTTTCCACCCGTACTTGTACTGAAGGTACCCGTTCGCCACGTCGCGTGTACTTCCGAACCCTCCAGGAGGCTTTAGTCTACGGGCATGCCTTAAAAGCTTGGCCGTATTCTTGAACATCCTGACGGTGGTGCCAGCCTCGGCAAGAGCTACGCTCAAGTCGAGATTGCCACGTACCTTATCGTTTAACCGATCGAGGGCTAAGTTGTACATGCTATCCCTGCTATCCCATACCGGCACCTGAATCGGACAACTGAGGTTTCCTTCAGTCGAGCCGAGAAAGACGGGAGGACTAACCTGGTTCCTCGAATGAACCCCAGTCATGTAATCTTCACTATGAATAGTGTAGTTCCATGGCGTGGGGATGAAAAAGTCCCCTTTATTGCTAAGAGGACAAGTACAGTAGTCATAATAGCCCGTTGGGCGAAAATGATTTACTGTGCCATTCGAGCCAGTAACAAATTGGTCCTTTCCTAACAAACGGCTATAGGAATGCATGGAGCAATTACACCGGGGAGTGAGTCGGAACGAACACGAGCAGAACACCAACTATGCCGATCGTGATTAGCATAAAGCTAATCAGAGCGACGCAGAGGGTGAACAGATCGAGTTCGATCTTATTTGTCCCCGGCGCAACAGCGTAGCGACGCGCTACCTCGGTAGCACGTAAAGCGGCCGCTTCGACCAACCCTTGGGATTCCAGAGATTGGATGAGAGACCGCGTTTGCAACAGCTGTAGTTCGGCACCGATCGACTTCGAGAATCGCTTCATTTAGGCACGGAGCCTTCCGAAAGGAATGCTTCGATAGCCGCGATGATGCGGT